GCGTCAGGTCCCCGGTGCCGTTGACGTAGCTCGATCCCGTGACCGACACGGAATTGCTGAACATATTGGAGTTGGTGAAGATTGCCCGATTCGTAGACTGGCTGAACGTCGGTCCCTGGATCGTGACGCCGGGGCCGATGTACAGGGTCGTGTTGTCCGGGATCGTCATCATCGCCCAGTCATAGACCGTATTGGTCTGCGTCTGCGACAAGGGCATGAAGTTGTAAACACCCGGGGTCGTCAATGAAACGTAGCCCCCAGAGTTCAGAGCATTCTGCATTGCAATGGTATTTTGCAGTCCGCTATTAGCGACGTTTACCCCTTGCCCTTCAGCGGAAATGCCAGCAATAGAAAGTACCCCGTTCCCCTGCGGCGGCGTGTAGAAAGGCTTCCCGTTCGCTTCACCCCAGTAGGAGTTCCCAACTTGGTCGAAGAAAATGTTGAGTGGATACGGAGTCAACTGAAGCGGTTGACCGGAAGGGATAGGAATCTGAGCCATTTAGAACTCCAATCCTGTTGCGTATCCAAGCGCGTGAAGTTGAGGGAGTTGTGGAACCATGCGCCCTTTTCCTATGTCCGGTCGATAGAACGGGCTAGCCGGCATACGGACCTTCTTGATCGCAGTGTAGGCGGATTTCCTCGCGCCAGTGATCGTTGATCCCGTACCGGTGCAGACGAGAACGTAGTCCCCTGCGGTGACAGGATGGGCCATCCGAACGACCTTCCCGTCGATGAATACCGGAACGTCCTTGCCGATCATGATTTCCGACCAGTGGATATGATCGAAGTCCGTCGCCCCGTAGACCGGAATCCCGGACACTTCCTTGTTCGTCAGCTTCGAGTAAGGGAAATCGGGGATCGCCATGACCAAGCTGATCGTCACTTCCTTCGATACTTCCAGCGTGTCCTTGCCGTCAATCAGGTCGAGCATCCAGCGGGCGGGATCTCCCTGATGCACGCAAATCTGATTGTGGAAGTTCGGCCACCCGGGGCGCATCGTCCACTCCATCGGCCACGGCTGCCCCTTCTCGTCGATCATGCAATTGTTGTCGACGTATCCGACGTATCCGATTTCCTTCAGGTAGTCCGTGATCGGGAATAGCACCTTGTCGGCAAGCTTGGACTTCGAAACGTAGCGACCCAAGGTTCCCATTTCACCCGTGGCAGGGCCCAAGTCCATCGCCATGAGCTTCTTGTATTCCCAGTTCTCCCAAATGTTCTTGCTCCAACCACCAGGGCCGAACCATCCTCCGACCGCCATTTCGATCCCCTTGACCTTCTCCTGGATCAAGAAGCCTTCTTCCTTGGCGGCAGTCACCAGGTCCGGACGCTGGCCCCAACGCTCAAGCATGTAGCAAAGGTCCGCCGAGTCGTGCGCAACGTAGCTCAATGCCTTGTTCGCATCCCCCGAGGGCTTGGAAACCAGCATTTCGGGGTTCTTCTCGACGAATTTGATCGCCGAACCGTAGTCGTGAAACGTCTTGGATTCAAGGATCGGTATGCCGGCATCCTTCATGCACTTCTGACCGTGCAAGCGGTCGAGCTCCATCTTCGCAGCTTCCGGAGAAGGGCCGAAGATCGGATACCCGAGCTTGCGATACGGATCCAGGAATTCCATGAGGTAGATATTGTCGGCTACCACGATCAGGTCTGCCCAGCCCAACCACTTCTTGCGCAGTTCCTCTAGGTCGTCGATCTTCTCGATGATTCCCTTGCCGGCAAGACGAGGCGTTCCGTCCTTCCTCTTTCGGTCGAACCATTTGACCTGATGGCCGTAGTTCTGGCAACGCATCAGGAAGTCCAGAAAGTTCGAACCGCAGTCGATAGCTAGGACTTTCATGGCACAGGAGGAATCTGCGGAGCGCCGGCAGGGGCCGCGTTGGGCTGGCGCAATGCCTCTTTCACCTGATTGCGTGCCGATATGGATTGCGCTCCCTGAGCAGCCTTCTCTGCGGCCCATGCGACAGGACCGGGAAGCCTTTTTGCCATGTTCTCTAGCTTCTTGGAAATCTCGACCATGACATACCGATTGTTCGACCGGTTGATGGATCCCTCAGGGGACGTATAGGCCACGACAACCGCATCCCCTAGATCGCGGATCTTCTGCGCCTGCTGCTTGCCGAAGATGAGATCCAGTTTCCCGTCACGGTCAAGGCTCTTGATCGTCTTGATGAGGCCCGCAGGAGAAGGAACTGGGCGGCCGTTGATGTCGAAGTTGACTCCCTTGATCGTCGAATCCCTCAAGTGCTGGATCGTCTGCCCTTGCAGTTCCTTCCAAGCCTGGGCGCCAGCTTCGCCGGAGTTCTCTAGAACCTTGTGCAGTACGGAAATATCGTCGTGGCTTCCGTCCAGAATTGTCTTGTGGAAAACGTCTTCGAAAGCGACGACTCGATCCTTCGTCCCTCGTTTGGTACTCAGGAGGTTATCGACAATCGCGTGATCCTCGAATTCCCTGGCGAAGTCCGACCGCATCTTGCGAGCGATGACGTACCCCTCCCCGCCCTTTCCATCGGTCATTTGATCGATGATCTTCTTCATTTCGATCCCATGGACGACATTGGGCGTCCCTGGCTGAGAAACGCGATTGATCATCTTGCGGATTTCTTCTGATGCATTGATCGACAGAGGTTTCTTGCCGTTGTCCGTCAGTTGCAGGATCTTCTGGCGCACGGAAGTCAGGATCGGAGCATTGATCGCTTCGGGTTCGTGTTCCTTCAGGTAGTCGATCAGTGGCTTGGCAGCAACCGGCTCTTCCATCGAACCGTCTGCTTTGGCCTGCTCATACGCATCATTGATCGCCTTCTTGGCCGCAGTGACCCGTGGCATCAATGCCTTCTCGACGACGTTCTTCCCGGTAGCCCTCAAGTCCGGCTCTACGGCGCCAACATCGTCCACCCACTTGTCGAAGTTCTGAAGGATCCTCTTGTTCGTCTCCGACTGGGCTTCCAGCAGAGGCTTGCCGGCCCTCGTCTTGGATAGGTCGGACTCCAATGCGTGCTGGGTGAAGTCACCCGTAGCCTTGGACTTCGGGAGCTCGATAGGAACGTCCAGGCCAGCGGCAAGCTGCCTGCGCTGAGTCTCCATGGCCGTCATTGCCGCCCCGCCACCGGCCATTTCTGCCGGCTTGCGGATGCTGTCACGAAGCCCTGCGGTAGCCTCGCGCAATTCCCGGGTTGCCCCACTGATCGGGAACGGTCTGGTCGAAGGCATCGGGATCTTCGGAATCTCCGGCAGGACGGGAGGAAGCTTCTCCATCACGTCGTTAACCGTCTTCATGGATTGCTGCCCCGCCAGGGTGCGAGGCTCGAACGTATTGGCCTTGGAAACCCGGTCGTAGATCGATTCGAAGGATTCCTTGCCGGGTTCCGAACCAACCTTGCCGGCCATACGGGATGCCAATGCGCTAGTCAGGCCAGCAGCCTGCCCAAACGGGGCCGTGAGCATCGATAGACCGGTTTCCCCAGCCCCGGCAATCCTCTCCCCAATGGAAGGCTCCGGAGGCTTGTAAAGAGGCGCGCGGGACGGCTCGATCCGATCCAAACCGGCCAATCTGGATTCCCGGGTATCGGCAGGAGGGCTAGAACTCTTCTGGGAATACTTCGCCCACGGACCGGCGTCTTCCGTTTGCGATTGGTACTGTTCCCAAGGACCGCTCACACCTTTTCCCAGTTGGATTTATCCCCAGGATCGCCTCCCTTGAAGCGATATCCGTCCTGCACGGTCCCAGCCTTCGGGGGCGCTTGCCTTGCCCTCTGAAGATCCTTGGAAACGTCCAGGGGAGCCTGCCGTCCACGGACCATTTCCTGACGCAGGATCGACATTTTGGCCTTGAAAGTCTCCGGAGAATCAGCCGTCGAGAGGATTTCCCGGGCATGGTTCTTGTCGGAAACCGTCGCCGTTCCCTTCGGATTGACGGCGCGCGAATACTCGTTGATGAAGGTGTTCAGGGCAGCCTCGAAGGCTCCGACCTCCGGAATCCCGGCCTCACCCTTGGCTGCCAGAAGGGCGCTGTTGATCCGCTTCCAGTCTCCGCGATCCACCTTGCCGGCGGCTTGCTCGAGAATATCCGCACCACCCTCTGCGGCCCGGGCAGCAATAGCCGTGTTCGCAGCCGCGTTCCCAGCTGCTCGAGTGCTGGAAGTCCCGAAAGCGTTCTCTGCCGCGTATTCCTTTGAATCGTAGGAAGGATTGATCTTCAGGGCTTCCTCAAGGACGCGCTCCCGATACCCGCCCTTGGTCGACAGGCGAATCGGGTCCAGGCGGTACTCTGCAACCGCCGACGCCATTTCCTTTACGTCCTCGGCAGGAGGAATCCTCTGCCCGGATTGGTACTTTTGCGCTCGCAGCATCGCCGCGTCGGCCTGCTCCTTCCTGGCGCCCTCGTTTTCCTTGTGGCTGCGCTCCCGTTCGGCAGCAATCACCGCATCCTTCTTTACCTTGTCCTCTTCCTCTCGTTGACGCTCAAGAAGCTTCTGCTGATCGACGTAGTACTTCTGCTGAACCTTGAAGAGTTCCAGCTTTGCCTTCTCTTCCGGGCCGAATACCTTGTTGTACTTCTCGACCTCGGCAATCGCCAGATCCGGACGCACCCCCTTGGAAATGAGGAATTGGAGCATCTTCGTCGGCTGGAACATCTTCTCCTGAAGCATTTCCCCAGGTTCCTGCTTCTCCGGTTGAGGCTGAGCCTGCGGCGGAGCGGGAATGCTCGGCTGACCTTGAGGACCGGGAGGCTGACCAGGCATAGGACGAGGCGCCATGTACGGAGCCATTGGCATCGTTCCTTGAGGCCTAGGAGGAGCACCCGGAGGCATCTGCTGAGGGGGAATCTGCGGGGGCTGCCCACCCGGGCCCGGCGCACTGGTCGGCATACCAGGAATTGAAGGGGTTCCGGGCATGGACGGTTGCGGCCCCATACCTTGGGGCATCTGACCCGGGCCCCCCATGGGCCCAGGACCGGGAGGCGGAGGAACGCGCGGACCTTGCCCCGGTTGCATCATCGCCTGGGACGGCTGACCTGGCTGCGGAGGGATCTGCGGAGGAACCTGAGGCTGTTGCGGGGGAGGTTGCTGCCCGGAGAAGAATTGATTTACGTCAAAACCCTTCTCGACCTGGGCCAACTGCTGCATTGCCGCAAGTTGATCTTTCCTCTCCTGAAGCGCAATCTTCTGCTCCTGGATCTGAAGATCCCGCATCGTCCTTTGCTGACTTGCGTCCTGGGCATCCGAGATACCCTGGCCGATTGAACCCCAGTACATAGGCATGATCGATTCCTAGGACGGGAAGTTCTCGACGGTCGAGGTCGGATCGCCGCCGTAGGAGGCATTCTGCTGGGAAGTCGAACCATAGGGGTTTCCCCAGTTCTGGAAGAAGCTCGACGCCCCGCTTCCGTTGTTCGGCACCCCCATGCTGTTCAGACCTTGGAACAGAGCATTCGACCCCTGCTGCTGCTGCCCGGAATTGAACTGTGCGGCGCCTAGGGCGGCATTGAATGCCTGGGCCTGCCCCCCGGTTCCGTAGTTCATGTATTGGAGCATCGGATTCATCGCCGTGAGCTCCGGGCTCATGGCCTGGGTCGCCCCCTGCGTGTAGTACTGCGCCGCGCTTGCCGGAGCCTGGGCGGCGGTTACCTGGGTATTGATCGGAGTCGTCCCTCCGGCAAGATAGGCTGCGGGAGCGGCGCCGGCAAACTGACCGGCAGCCGTATTTGCCCCAGTCAGACCTTGCAACCCGGTCGCCTGACGTTGCAATTGCTGGTTCTGCCAGTTGATATCGAAGTTCGACAGGTTGTTTGAAGTCGTGCCGGCGCCAGCACCGGAAGTCCCAAGACCGTACATCGAGGCAATCGCGTTGGACTGATCCGTGACTTGCTGCTGTTCCTTGTTGAACAGAGCGTTCTGCGGGTCCATCGCCGTGTTGTATAGCTGCTGTCCGGCTGCCTGCTCCTGACCAGCCATCTGCTGAAGCTGGTTTCCATACTGCGTCGAGGCGGCGCCCGCCTGCTGACCGGCCTGAATCAACGGGTTGTAATTGATCCCCAGCTGCGCCATGTAGGACTGAAGAAGCGCAGGGTCAACCGTCGAATTGAGGCCAGAAGCCTGATTCCCGTAGTTGGACATCAGGCCCTGCAACTGGGAATCGGTCGAGGGTAGACCGCTAGGCGTGTAGATCCGGCTGGCAGCGTTTCCAACGGACGGACCGCCGCCAGAATTCATCATCTGCATTCCGGCCATCGCAACCGATGCGAGGCCCACCCACCCGGGGCAGAGGAATTCCTTAATGCAGCGCAGCAGACGAGACATTTTGACTACCTTTCTCACGCACGCGCGGCAGGAAATCCCGCAGAAGATCCCCGAATACCTTGCGCCGCTCGATAGCGTTCTTCGCAGTGTTCTCTTTGTTCAGGGCAATCTCATAGCGCACGAATTCGTTGAACCGTACCTCGTCGAAAGCCTGCCCGGGAAGTAGGTGCCAAAACACCTTCTCGACAACCCGGCGCTCGGTCAGGAGGCTATCGGGAACCCAAAGAACCTCCTTCGAACCCTTGTGCTTTGCCAGTTCCTCGTGCAGCAGTTCGGCGTAGTTCGTCCGGGGCGCCCCAAGCTTTTCGAGCTCCTTTTCCGTCTCGGACGGATGCTGGTCAAGGATCACGATCCTCGGATTGATTTCCTCGACTACCCAATCAAGGCACAGGCCAAGACCGCTGTCCGCAACCCCGATGAAATCGTAGAAGTTCGACCGGTACAGGTCTTTTAGTTCCTCTAGGCCGGCAAGCCTGCCCATCGGATCCAGGTAGCAGATCGACGTTTTCCCCATATTCAGGAACGCCGATAGCCAGGCGAGTCTGGTCAGGGGCATTCCGGTGATGAGGTACGGTCGGCTCATTTGTTCACTTCGGCCCGGGCGGCATCGTAGGAGGCGATGCAGGAATTGAGGCGCCAGAGGTTCCGGTCGAAGGCTGCCCGGTTTGATTCGCAGGAAGCGATGAGGGAACTAGCGTCCACTGTTCCACTTGCCGAACCTCCGGAGACAGGTCCGGGATCTTTTTGGGCGCCGCCACTACCTGAACCGGTTGCGGCTGGCGAAGAAATGAGCATCCCGACAGCAGAGTCAGGAACGGGGCAAGAAGGAAGATTGCGCAGCGCAGCACGGGATTTTGCCAACTGTGACTCATAGGATTTCCTCTGGTCATCGATCATCTTCTGAAGGGTCAGCGCTCGAGCATCAGCCTGTTCCTGGGAGCTTTGGGTAGCCTTGGCGGCTGCCAGTTGGGAAGCCTCTGCCACTTTGGCGCTTGCCGCTGCGACTGCATTTTGGGCGTCCGTAACGTCCTGGGAGTCGATGTGCGCCCGGTATAGCCAGGCGCCGGCACCCGTGCCAATCCAGATTACCAATGCCGCAATGATCGCATAGGGATTCATTGGTTGTCGTCCGGTTTCTTGTCGTCGTAGACAGTGATCCAATGGTAGATGCCGCCAATCGTCACAGCTAGTCCAGCCCAGGTCGCAAAGTTGACTTCGCTAGGGTGAATGAACAGGAAAACAGTCCCGGAGAACCATGCCGCCGAGACGATGAACATGACAACGTAGTCCGTCAGACCCATCATTCAACCTTCAGATTGAACTGGTCGCACCCGGACTCGACCTCCATGAACTTGTCGAAGGCGTCATGCGAGTCAAGAACCGCTTCTTCTGACGATAGGAATCCGAAGGACGTACCGACCAGGATGCACCCCTCGGAGTCGGCGTCGACGTTCCCCTTGTGGAACAGGATCCCCCAGCAGTTCGGAACCTTCGTGACTTCGAACGTCTCGAAAGGAAGTCCGACCGCCAGCTGATGCGTCCCTCTTTGGCAAAGGTACTCACCCGGGGGGATCTTCGGGTACCAGTGCCCATCTGCCGTTGGGTAGGCATGTTCGCAAGTCACGGCGATCTGGTTCCCATTCTCGTCCTTGAGGTACGAAAACACGCCTTCCAGATCGCTCTTGAACCGCGTCAACGTCAGATCCATTTCAACTCCCTCCGAACAGGCTAAAGTTTATTTTTCCGGAACCGTGAAGTTCGGCAAGAATCGGCGCACAAATGATCCCAACCCAACGTAGGACTCGGAAGAAGAACGACCAGGATCGGATGTATCGTCCCACTTCCTCGTTCTTGTCTCTCTCGACTGCTGCACGCTCGGCGTCAGCAATATTTCTAAGCTCGATAGCGAGCTCTCGCGCTGCGGCTTTCGGGTCATAGCTGCAATCTCCTTGTCTGCGACCGCTGTTCAACGTTCTTCGGTCTTCCCTTTGGCGGTCTGATTCCACTGTCTACCTCATGCGGCAGGAGGATCTTGGGCCGGAGGTTCGGTGGGTTCCATGGGCTTGTTCAGGCCCAGCGCATGGCCGATCTTCAGGAACAGTTCCTTTAGTTCCCCTTCGGCGTAGTGAAGGACTCCAACGACTTCGCCGGTAGCCTTGTTGATGACGATTTCCGCATGTGTGGAACCAGGCGGCACTGCGATGATCGTCTTGCTGATTTGTTGATCCATTTGATCCTCTACTGATTGCACCCGTTATCGGAAATAGTCTCCGGGCGTTGCGGTATCCATTCCACACCACGTTCCGAGTACATGGAGCGCATTTTTTCGACGTATTGACGAATGTACTCTTCCATCGATTTTTGTTTCATAAAAGGCCCCCATAGAACATTGCAGGAAGACTGCTGTAGGTAGTCGTCAATTGTCCACCCTGTGGGACGGGAACTACTGTATTCGTAGAAGTCCCGACATTTTTCCCATCCAGAGTGATAGTAGAAACTGTCCCTCCTGAGATTGTCACGAATACCGGACTACCCGTCTGATTCGTCCATGTGAACGGAGAACCACTTACCGTTATAGAAGTGACTCCTATCGGGTTGTACCCCTGATTCCCTGTTATCGTCTTTGTAGCCGTAGTCGTGTTGTCGACGATGACTAGACTAGAGAGTTGGTTGTTCGTGATCGTGAAATTGTTATTTGTGGAAGCCAATCCAATCGATGATGTGACACCGGAATTGTTCGTCGCTAGATTGTCTGAGATCAGGAAATTCGTGCAAATATTGTTGGCGATGTAGTACGTCGCCGCAGCCCCAGTGATCCCGTCGAACTGGTTGCGAGAGAACGTATAACCGTTGGCATTGGCAAAGCAGACTACGGCGCTTCCGAAAGCAGTTCCAATCGTTGCGCTGTTGAAGTGATTCCCGGAAATGTCGATGAGCTTTTGCTTGTAGCCGGATGCCCCGCAAGAAGCATAGATCGCGTTCGCGTTGTTGGCACCGACGAAATAGTTGTCCGTGATGTGGATCTGGAACATCTGCGCGTACTGGCTTGAACAGTCAAGCCAGAGTTGAATGTCACCCGACGCAGGTTGGTCGAATTGGCATCCTGCCGTGAACCAAATGTCTCCAATCTGACTATTTGAACCAGATGATCCACCTGCACCATAAATGTGGGTGCCGCCCCCATATATATCGCAGGCTAGGAACTTGATACCCCTGATCGATGCGTTTGTTCCTCCGATGCCGGATTGAAGTATTAGCGGAGGTTGGAGTCCATTCCCTCTGAACTCGCAAGCGTTGAATACCATGTCCCCGGTGAAACTCCCAGCAGCAGACCCCTGGATACGGCAAGTACCTCCATATCCTCCGCTGGGCCCTAGGACTTGAAGACCGTTGAATCTTATGTGACGACCTTCCTGAAGCAGAATGGAATCTGTCTCTACACCAGTCGGCATCGTGAATCCGTAGCTAGTGAAGTTGTCGATAGAACTCCACTGAAGCGCATCCCACATATAGCCAGTCGTTCCGATGGCCAATGCTTGTGAGGGAGACAGTGCCGTACTGTAGAACCCGTTGACGTTCAGATCACGTATGTAGATCGGAGCATTAGCTCTTCCAGTTGCTATGTCAGACAGTAGGCATCTGGGCTGAATCGAAATAGCTGCTACACCTGGGCCAGGAAGAAGGGTCGCGCCATTTCCGAACACGCCAACAAAAAATGATTGGCTATCTATCGCGCTTTTACCCTGCTTGAATGTCAAACCACCGACGATGTAATACGTTCCTCCTGGCTGGAACCAAACCCATTGACATGCCGTTTGAGCGGCATTAATAGCTGCTTGTATAGCCGATGTGCTATCAGTCAAGCCAGTAGGGTCTGCCCCAAAGTCCTGGACGCTAACCGTTTGAGATAGCTTTGCGCCTACTGTGGTTGCGACCGCTCCAGAAAGTGGTAAGGTGTATGGCCACGATGCTGCGGTGAAGTTTCCGACCTGGCTTAGCTGTGCTTGAACCGTGATCCCGGATAGAAGAGGCGAAGCAGTAGCACCGATCTGTCCAGCGCCAGTCAGAGCGGAAAGATTCGTATTGACCTGGGAAACGATCTGGTTGAAATTCCCCATGACCTGATTCGCATCTTCCAATGTTCCATTGGATATGTTGTAGGGGAGAGTCGAGATGATTGCCATGGTCTAGCCGATCCTGCGAAGGATGAGATATGCGCCAGCGGGGACCGTTGGCAGGACGGTCACGCCGCCCGTGTAGCAAGAGATCGTTGCGCCGGCCGAGCACTTGAACATTTCGTGCGTGACCATCGGTCCGGTACTACCAGCGGGGATATTCATAATTGCCGAAGGAATCCCCCCAGTGCTACCGGCGCCGTAGTGCGTGACGGTCCCCGAAAAGTTGAAAAAGATCCCGAGCGGAGAGGCGGACGTACCGGAGAAATACCCGACCGCAATCGCCTCATAGAAACCAGTGTTAGATATGGTGACAACGTGCGTGCTGGCATTAAGTGTGAATCCGCCATTATTGTTCTGTACTGTATCTAGGGCATAGACATATAGACCTGTAGACGCACCGCTTGCATAGAAGCAGGCAATTTCCATCGTCACGCCGTTGTTCGACAGTTGCCCGTTCGCGTCAATCTGCCAGTTCGTTCCAAGAGCCGGGGACGCACCGGATAGGCCACCGACCGTCAGACCCGTAGGATTCGACCATTGCGGAGCGACTCCGGCATTGGATACGAAGAAATACCCGCTGTTCAGGCTGGAAACGAATGAGGTAGTGTTTGCCGCGCTCTGGTAGGGGATGTACCCGTCCAGACCTCCGGCAAGGTTCGTAGCCGTCGTTGCGCTCGTTGCCGTGGTTGCATTGGTCGCATTCGTTGCGTTCCCGACCGTCAGACCAGCAGCCGTACCTGTCAGACCCGTACCGATTCCGCTGATCGTCCCTAGGGCGACATTCAGGTTCCCCGATGCGACGTTGAGGCCAGCATTGAAGTTGACGAAGCTGTTGATGTTCCCAAGCGCGTTCAGGGCCGTGATATCGCTATTGGTGCCTTTGGCAGCAACCCCGGCGTTCACTTGGCTCACGATCTGATTGAAGTTCGCCATGACTTGCGTGGCGTCCTCAACCTGACCGTTGACGATGTTGTATGGAAGTGCGCTGATGATCGCCATGTCAACCCGCGTTCGTGTAGCCGGTCTCTTCGAACCGATGGAACTGCGTGCCGATCGATACAGCGGTGTTCGCAGTGACCTGTACTTGCACGTTCAATTTCTGGAACACCAATGGCGCCGACCATTGGATGTTGTAGACGTGCGGAATGTTCGTCGTCGTCGACCAGAGGCTTCCGCTACCAATAGGAATCGGTCCCCAAAGGTTCGTCCCCCAGATCGATCCGCTCCCGACCGTGGAAACCGTGACTTGATTGAGGATGTTGTTCTGGTCGTCCAACCCGCTGATGAGGTAGTTCGTAGATACCCCGTAGCTCGACAGTTCAATCGTGGATTCGACGACCTGACGCTGAGCCATCTTGCCGTCTTTGGGCATGGAGCTCGTCGTCAGAAGGCAAGTGATCGCCGTTCCGTTGTCGTTGTACACGGACGAGGTTGACGGCAGGACAGGACTCTCGAAAAGGGCCGCCCCCGTAGACTCGTCGGACACGATGAAGTAGTTGGCGACCGGACCCATGCAGTCAAATGCGAAGGTATGCGGCCCAGTCCAGCGGCGCCGGTTCATGTCGAACCAATACTCGTATTCGACCGGAGAACCGTTCAAGGTCGTGTAGACCGCCGCCCGGTAGATAGACCCTATGAACCCGGCAGCCGTTCGAGTGGGGAATCGGACATTCTGGAACGGGATCTGTAGATCCTGCTCCTGGCTCTTTTCTTCCTTGGTCAACGGGCGCACCACCCCGAACGGATCAACGAAGTACGGGCCATCGACCGCAACGAAGATCACCCCGATAGGAGTCTGCACGACAGAGCGAGGGGAATTGCTCCCGAGGCTCAAGGACAGATAGTTGTTCTGCAACGGGACCGGGAAACCGGTAGCGATATCCCCGGTGATCTGCCAAATCTGGAACGCCTTGAACACGGTCAACGCCTGAACGATCCCGCTCGAGGTCGTTGCAACTGGCAGGCCGCAGTACGCAGTGATCGGCGTAGTGTCGCCGTGCGTGATCGAGTTGAATGCGCTCGTGCGCCCTAGGGGAGCCAGTACGTCGCTGAAGAATGACGTATTTCCGCAAGCGTAGTAGGCGCGATTGTTGAAGTTCGCCACGGCTACTGGAACGGAAGTCAATCCGTAGATCGCCGTATTGGCCGAGTACCAAACCGGCGAAGTCGGCACCGCTAGGTCGATCACGCCGAAGAAGTTTCCCCCGGCGCTGGTCATCGCTCCGGAAACCGTGATCGCCTGATTGACCGTGTACGTCCCATTGCCACCATAGACGCCACTGACGAACCCGGTGATGTACGTTCCAGCTGCAACGCCTGCGCCGGCAAGATTCATCCCAATCTGGATCGTTCCGCTCGCCCCGGTGATGACCAGACTCGTGCTGGAAGTCGCGTTCCCGGTGAAGGAACCGCTCGTCGCCGATCCGTTGAAACCAGGGTGCGTGACAATGATCTTGGTTCCGATCATCGCCATCGTCGGAGGAACCCAGTCTCCGGTAGTCGAAGGGGAAATCGGGACGTTCGACGACAGGACGTTGCTGATCGTCGTGAATGAATCCCCGAATGTGTTGAATGCGAACGGCTCGTCGTAGCCAGCATTGCGGCCCGTCGATACCATCCCGTAGACCATCGACCCGACCGTGATGAAGACGGAAACGTAGGTCGGCGTCGTGAAGCTTGCAAAGTTCGTCAGCGGGGCGCCAATACCAGGGCGCGCAACGACAATCTCAGGATTGGCCTGATCGAAGATCAGGTTTTGCAGCGACTTGCAGGCGCCCAGGAAGGCGTCCGTAGAATCGTAGGCGTCGCACAGTCCTCTAGGAGTGAACCGTTTCGGGTCTGATTTGTGGATGGGCACAGCATCAGTCCGTCAATTTCGTCGGCTTCAGGACGCGATTGAAGCGGAACTTGCGAGGATCCAGACGGACGGAATGGACTACTTGCTGCTCGTCGCCTTCCATGATCAGGTGACGCTTGAGCATGTCGTTGCACCGCTGGACATAGCGCTCATACCGGTCGTCGTCCGTGATCATCATCAGGCGTGTAGCGGTTGCCGTGATGAGATAGTCCTGATCCTCGAACCAGGGGATCGTCAGACTGTCGGACTGCGGGGCGACGTAGATCGGCTGCGTCTGCATGTACCGATGCGTCAGGGTGATCTGCCCGGATGACTGCGGATAGACGAAGAGTTGCCCCGCCGACAGCAGCGTGCTTTGCTGCGGAGTTCCGCTCCACGATTGCGCGCCCACCGAAAGGTCCGTCATGAACTCGTAGGGGTAGTTCGAAATCGACGGATCCTTGAACTCGGCATCGTAGTCGCGTGGCGAAATCGGGTTCAGGAAGTACGGAAGGTTGTTGTTCAGGTAAAAGAGGTCGTAGGTTCGGTTGTAGTCGGCCTCAAGCAGGAACGGCCCGTTGCTGTTGGCCTGAACCACAATCGAGGAAGTCTTGCGATTTACCTTAAGATCCTGATGCTGAACCAGGTCATCGAGGACGAAATTGAAGCACTGCCCGGACTGCAACACGAAGCCCGGGCATTTGGCAATCTGCGCCGCCAGGACGCAGATTTGCTGGTTGGTGTTTGCGCTCACGCGATCCCGTGCTTTTTCTTCAGGTCGGCAATCTTTCGAATGCCCTTCTCACGACTCTCGAACAGGTGCTTCAAGGCACCCGGAAGGTTGTCGACGTTCTGCTGCTCGGCGGAAACGAGCTTCTTGCCGCTCTTTTGCTTCTTGTTCACGATTTCGAGTTGCGTTTCCAGCTGCT